AACTCCTCGGCATTGATCGCAAGACTCTCTTCAAGTATCGCGACAATGGTACGCTGAAACTTGGCCCGCACTTCGCTGCGTTCCCTGAGACTCGTTCACGTGACAGCTACCGCTGGAACGTTTCTGCCGTGCGCAAGCATCTGAAAAAACTTGAGATGCAGCCAACTGCTGTCTGAAGCTGATTAAACGTTAATCAAATGCCCCGTCCTGAACGGGGCTTTATTTTATCTATTCTTCTGGCGGAATGCCGTTCACGTAACCAGACCAAGCTAGTCCCACAGCTTCAATTGTTGATATCTCACCTGAAGCAAAAGGTAAGTGCACAACATCTCCAGCATGATAAATGGTAGGCCTTCCGCTTACTTGGACCTCACTAAAACCGTATTTACGAACATCATCCTGCTCTTGTGAGTAAATAAAGTTTGTATCTACAACATCTCCAAAGTTTGGCGTTGTCATGATGAAGAAGGATTTTGACCTAACGATGGCTTGTATGCAGTGCCATCTTTGTCATACATTGTAAAGCCTCTCATCATGACAAAGTTAGCGGGAATGTTAAACAGTTTCTGCATCATCGGCATCATCATTGGTGATTGGCAATTGTATGGAGGTACATCCATCATCGACAAAGATGTTCTTGACAAGTCCGCCGCAATCAACTCCTTCTGTTCGTTTTCAGTTTGATCAACCAATCTTTGCTCCCACGCAGCCATACTTCCTTCTTCTACTGGAAAATCAGACGGCTCTGGCGGGAAATTACCTTCTGCAAACTTCATGGCATAGATGTGTTTGCAATAACGCATCTCATCTAACAACGGTGCCCAAAAGTCAGTAATTGATGTGATCTGACCGTTGGCCGAAGTATAGTCTTCGTAGGACGGCATCCCTTCCGCCCTCGAACCAGGGATAGACGGATTTGCTGTGCTTCTTAAGTATGTTGCACCAAACTCTCGATAGACGCCAGCAAAATCTCTGGTAGCATCAGGATCCACAGTAGATATTGTATTGACTTCAGGCGGAACCGTATATTGTGCTGACGGCGCAATAATATCCATCTTCCTATCAACAGTTGCACTCGTCATTGCATTGTTATTTAGCTTTCCATTCAATCTTGTTTTTTCGTATCGACCGGGCTTAATGGAAGCAATGCTTGTTCTTGGAAATATACGCTTTGTCCCTTCGCCAAGATTGTTCATGAACGAGTAATCACGATGTGTAAAATCTTGGCAAGAGCAACAGTATCGTGCACCTGTTATCAAGTATCTATTAGGGCTTGGGCCTTTGGTTGCTGGTGTGATCAACGCAGCGTCAGGTGTGGCTTCAACAGAACCCGACTTACGGAGCTTTAAGATTCCAGTGAACGGATACGTTTCCACAATGACAGCTTGGATGTAGCCATATCGTTTTTGCGTTGCCGGATCAATTGTTTCTTTGGTGATCGGAGGGTCACCAACATTAATTACGCGGTCCTCCAGGATCTCCCCATTGATCGCTCTAAGGCCGTTAGGAACGCCAGGAAGGGCTACGTAGAACGGTGGGGGTAGTGGATTGCTCGTGCTCCAGTTACCGGCCAGCTTGACGTACCAGTACGCGGTATCCTCCGTCACCATTTCAATGTAAAGCCTGGTGCCTGTCGTCTTGTCAATCAAGTTGTCGCATCGCAAAGAACCCGCCAGTCGGGTCCCTGCCCAGTGCATACCAAACTCTTTGTTCTTAGTGGGGAATCCGATGAAGGTTCCAGGGATGGTTGGTTGTGCTGCTGCAACGGAAGCAGGTGTTCCAGCTGGTACAGGAATTACGTAGCTAAAAGGATACTCATATGCATTGTCGTAAAAACAAGCAGTGGCAATTTCATACCCTCTGCGCCAACGGGACCATGCCGATTCTCTGTTTATTGCGCTTAATGAGTTAGGTACAGAACCAGAGGAAAATTCAGTTGTAATAGGTTTTAAACGAAAAGGATCCTTGTCAAAAGATTTGACAAAGGATCCGAACTTATCTCCGCCCTTTGGGGCCATGCCTTAGAAGAAGCCGCCTTGCGCAATAACGTGAGCCCCTGGAAGATAACCAGAGCTGTTGGGACCGTCAGGGAACACACCAACGTAAATACGGTCGCCACGTTCCAGGTAAATGCCTTTGTTACGCAGGGGAGCAGTCTCACCAAGGCCAGTCGTATTACCTGCGGCAACTGCAGGCACTGCCAATTGCGGCATCAGATCCGAACAATCAACGGTCTGTGTATTTGTGGGGACCGTTTTAGCAAATAAAATGCGGTAGTCACCCGAACCAGGAATGGGAGTTGTTGTACCACGCGTGTGGTAAAACACAAAGGTTACAGCTTGCTGGTAACCATAGGAAATACCGTTATAGGCAAAGCCAGACGCAGTACCGCCCGAATAATTCAATGCAGTATTAATACCAGTCAGCGTGGCCGCACCGGTATAGGTGTAATAACCATAACCGGAAAAAGGTGCACCACCGCCGGTCAGGATTCCTGTCTGTGAAATAAATACAGTCTGGCCGCTGACCAAAGAAATGGGCGTACCAGAAGTTGCCGTCTTGACTTCATAGTCTGCATCACGGTAATAATCATTACGCGTGATGGTAATTGAATCAATGACACCACCAGAGCTATTGTCTTCGCTTAAGGTTGCGTCCATGTCAACCAAAATAGAAGGCGCCTGGCCACCCTGCACAAATAACGTGTTGGTAGCAGCACTGCCAACTGTTTGCGTTGTGACTCGCACCACGTCAATAAGCGGGCGATCAACCAATAAAGGCTGTTTATTTGTTGATGTCGATGACATTTACTGCTTCCGGTATGCAGCCTTTCGTGCTAGGCCGCTTGTGTTCTGTAAGCTCATTCTAGCTGAATTAGCTTTCAGCAAAACTACCCAGCGGTCCGAAGGGTGTATTGGGCATCTTCATCGATGCCCTTGCAAGAAGATCAGGATCTTGCTGAAGAGCGAGAAAACGCTGGAACGATTCAGACCTTGGTGCCCCAGCAACGGAAGAAGCTAAACGATTGAAATCATCTACCTTGTACAGCTTGGCAAGTCTGTATTGAATATCCCGAGTGGGGCTAGGCTTGGCAGAGTCTTTACCAGAGAGATAACGGTTGTAATCTCCTGGTAATACATCTTCGCTACCAACGTAATCTCGACGGTCCATTAGTACACCTGGAACGGACTGACTGCACCAATACCCATAATACCTTGCGGAAGTATCGTGGGAATTACTTGTTGCTTAAACGCCTCAAGCAGTGTATTAGCAGTCGTGCTTTGATCTTCTTCTTGGCCACCAGTGAGATCAATGCCTGCCGCTGCTAAACGGTAAGCAACACTTTGCTTCTCACCAGGGAGAGCTGGAGGTGCAAAATCAATCCCGCCTTCTAGAGTCTGCAGCTTAGGCAGTACATCACGAGCTGCACGCATCCGGTTCTCATCCTTGGGGATACCGGCACGTTCAAAATCGCGACGAAAAACTAAAGCAGCTTGCTCAGGTGATTGTGCTTTGCGTAAAGATTCGGCAGCACGGCTTTCAGGTCCTTGTAATTCATGCAATAAAAAGTCGGCTTGCAATCCGGCATCACCTGGATCAAGCTTTCTATTTTTTGCAAAATTAACAAGGTCAGTCTGACGGCTTCCCGTCCACTGTGCTAACCCATACCCGCCACGTCCCATAGGCCCGCCAACAGCGCCACCCTCGTTTACACGGGGATTAAAGCCAGACTCTTGGGAGATATTACCAAGGACGCCTGCAATCTGTGCGTTGCTATAACCTTGTTGCTTTAACTTGCGAGCAACAATAGCGGCGGCGGGATTCAATGACATATTGTTCTCCTTATTCTCCTACCCAATTTGAACTTGCTTTGAGACCAGGAATAAATACGGTTTGCAGCGCAAGGGTCGTAGCTAAATAGGTCAAAGTACGTTTAACAAACTTGGGACAGAGAATCATGGTTTTAAAGCAACAACACTGGCCCCCGTAGATCAAAGATCTGTGTCCAGTTGGCTGGGCTTACATGCTATGCAATGCCAGATAAATCAAATGGGCTGGAAGTTCAGCAGCTTCTTGGCGTACGTATTAGCAAACTTTTGAGAGGCGTCGCTACCAAAAGTTTCTTCTTGGCCAGGAATGGGACCTAACCCATAGGATTGAGGTTGGCTCAACTGGGAATAAGTAGGAACTTCACCAGTAGATGCAGTAGGTGCACCAAGGGGTTGGCTGCTTAACGTCGGCCCCTCCATGAATTTATTGAAGGTGCTTGCGGTCTGCATGTTGTAAGCATTGGTCAACGCATTGGGACCAATTGCACCCATGCCTAAGTTGACCGGGGTGACGCCAGTGTAACTACTAGTCGCCGGAGCCCCAGAGTTGCCAAGGAATCCTGCAGGAGCAGTGCCAGTGAACGCACCCAAGTCGGCAGGAGCACCCATCTGACCAGCGTTTAAGGTGCGTTGGATAGCATTGTAACCTGATTGACCAGGCTTGACTTTTGCTGCGAGTTTGGGATTTGCCTTTGCCCACATCTGCATCCCCATATCTTCTGCAGATTGTTCAGCTTCAGAGCCAGGGCCAGCTGCAACTGCTTTTTGGCGAGCCTGTTCGTAACGCTGAAGTTCGGGGTCTTGTGCGGTCAGCTGGGCAACACGTGAAACTTCCTGTTGATAAGCACGTTCGGCAGCAGGCGAAGAGCTTGAGCCTGAAAATGGCACTTGCGCAGAAGGGGGCACATAGCGACCATACATGCCGGTTTGTTGTGCTTGCTGTGAGGGGGCAGTGTAAGGAACGCGCCCTCGCATAATTTGTCCTCCCATATACTGCAACTCGTTCCAGGCAGAACGACCTGCATCTGTATTTTTTGTAGAAGGAATAGAGCGAAGAGTTTTATCCAACAAGGAACCTGAGCGCCCCTGGTTAAACAACGCAGCACCTGCAAGAGGCGCAGCAACAAAACGATTGATTGCGCCTCCTAAACCAGCAAGTTCTTTGCCCATTGCAAAGCTAGGCATAATTACCTCCAAACCTCATGTAAATAAATACGGGAACCAACTGCCGTATCAGCAGGTCCAGGTAATGCCTGGATAAATTCTGCACCAGAGCGTTCGTAACGGTAACGTGCCTGGTACGGATCTTTGTAGTTGGGAACGTAAAGAATGCCGGCTAAGCGATTTGTTTCGTAGAGATAAATCTCGTCCCAAACTTTTAACGCTTCCTTGGCATTACTTGACCGAATGGTACGGTCAACGTCGCCAACAATATTTTCAATCCGAGTAGAAGGAGAAGATGCAACCTCTGTCTTCTTTTCGGCCGTATCGCAACGCCCAATCTGGATAACAATTTTATCGTAGAAGTAGGAATCGGGGACCGTATTCATCGCTTCTTCCAGACGAGCGTAATCACCCGCTGGCACAGAAACAGTGAAGTATCCCAGATGATACCTAATCCTACTTTTGTCGAAGTCGCTAAATTGCACTTCTATGTTCCAGTGTACCTTTTATTATAAAAGCAACAAATCAAGCGACAGTGTCACCGGGCTGATCTAGGATCCCCGCAAGAGGATTCATTGCGTTCTGAAGAATCCCGCCCAATATTTGACTTTTAAACGCACCCAGTAATGATTGAGGCTCTCTTGTTTGCTTCTTCTCGCGTGGCTGATAATTAGTGCCAAGCATAAAAGCTTCAATCAAATCATTTGTTTTGCCTTGGGCTTCTTCGTATGAAACACGAGGAGTTGCCGCCACGCTTGTATTGGTGAGATCGGTTGCCTCACCAAGCGTTTTCATGTGGCCGTAACCAAGTTCGTACTTATTGTCTCCTGTGGTCCAGGTAGCCAGATTCCCGTAGCCTCCTGCATTGGGACGCGGGGTGAACTTGACATCACCTTCGACGTAAATCTCCGTGCCCTCCTGACCGCCATAATCAACACCCCTATGGTATGTACTTGCGCCAGGGATGCCTGTGTTACGTGGCCCCCAAGAAGAAGTCTTTGTTAAACCTGCTGCAGGGTTTAAGATCAATTCCCCTTTGCTATCTGTGATGTACTTAGGCACCCTGTTGGCACCCACTCGTACGCCTGTAAATTTACTGCGATGATATTCAGGGTTTTCGTACTCGCCAGTAACAAGGTTTTTTACATATGCATGTAAATGCGGGCCACTGGAAACACCAGAGGAACCGAGCTGACCTATCCGCGTAATCTTTGCCATGCTTGTATTTTAAGACAAGAAAACCCTCGGTTTCCCGAGGGCTACTTGAGATGAGAATCAAACCCTAATCAGATCAGCAGCCATTACAGCATTCCAATCCACCCGTTTAATTTGCTTTAACTGCTCAAGACTGTTAAATCTTTCACCCGATAAAGACATCTGAAGATCTTTAATTTCCCGAGCAGTCTTCAGACCAATGCCTTTGATGTGATCAGCGATCATTTGGGCGGTGGCTGAATTTACATTTAATCGGGTATCGGGAGGGAAGGTGCGTGGCTCGTCTTGTGCTGCACGATCTTTAACCTGAAGAGTCTTAACTTTTTTAGTTGCAGATTCGTCAGGCTCAATCTCTGTTTTGTAAACGGTATAAAGGCGACCGTCTTGGTCTTCGACCATGAACCAATCACCGTTATCCCATTCGCTTACAACTTTGACGCGTGCGCCGGTTTTTTTGTGCTGATACAACATAAGGACCAGGGAATTAATCTCTGGTCCTAGTTTACATTAATCAGCTAACAGTGCGACCGGTCAGGTAGCCGTCAATGTCTTCGTAACCAGGAGCTTCATCAGGCTGGATGTAGCACACTTCCACGACCAGGTAACCGGTGCGGCCAGCGCTTGCATCACCACTTGAGATGTAGAAGCCACCGGAAGTAGTGGTGCTGTTGGCGGTTTCCTTAGCAAACACCTTGAGGGTGGTGGATGCAGTAGCAGCGTAGTTGACGTTACCAGCGGTCACACCAGCAGCGCCACTAGCAATCAGGAAGGGGTTGGTGCCATAACCAGCGGTACCACCAGCGAAGTAGATTTCGCCAGCTTGGGTGCCGGAAACGGTGGAGGTCAGGTTGGCCTGAATCACACCTTCGCCCACACCAGAAGCGGCGGTGGGGTTGCTGGAGCTCACGCGACCGAACGAGATCACGTTACCGGTAGCGGCATACACACCGGAAGCAACGCGGCCATCGCCCCAGCCGGAAGCCACGGAGATCGCAGTGCGATACACATAAGCAGGCAGGGTGCTGGAACCAGAGATCACCATGCCGGTGATGTCGGTACGGGTGTCGTCATTCCGGTAGGGGGAAGGAACGATCACATCAGCAGAAGCAACAGGGCCAACGCCAGAGGTAGCAGTAACTGCCACGTAACCACGCTGCTGGAAGTAGCGGTAACCAGGGAGGGCCAGCACAGAGGTGGGGCCGCCCTTGGAGCCATCATTGGTGCCGGCATAATCGGCGTCAATGTTCTTATACCAGCCGTTCAGGGGCTCAGCCCAGTTGCCGGGATAGATTTTCTTAGCGGACAAATAGGTCATTTATTTTTCCTATAGTTTAGTTATTGTTTATTGATCAGATGGTGCCGTCATCTTGCACATAGCTGAACGCGGTGGTCACGAAGTCCTTGTTCAGGATTTCGAAGCCGGCGTACAGTTGCCAAATCAGGATGATGAAACGGCTGAAGTCATCGTTGTTGTTGATGAGCACCTGAGCGTTCGGGCCGCCGATACCCACGCCAATAGCTTGAGGACCGAAGAAATAACCCTGAGCCACTTCCTTGGAAGCGTAGGTACCACCGGTGCCGTCGAAAGAAGTGTTGACGTTCTTGGTCGGGAAGTTGGTCGACTCGAAGAACTTGACACCTTCAAACTGCACACCAGTCGGCATCACAGGCTCACCAGCCAGGAAGTAGCCCTGACCAGCTTGGGGACCCATGTAGAAGCTGGCGTTGTTGGGCATGCCGGGGTTGCCCATGTACATGCCCTGACCGGGGTTGCCAGCATAACGGGCAATCTCACGGAAGTCGGGGTCACGACGCAGGTGCATCATGAAGGTAGGATCGCAGATGC